CTCATCATAGCCGTAAGTCCCACTCGCCGTTGTTGCTTGGTAGAATACAGCGCCGCCAACCTTGGTTTCCCCGTAGATCACAGCGTGCGGCAGTGCTGGGCCGATACTGTTGACCGTGTACCCGCCCGAGACGCGATTGCCGCGCGAAGTGAGCGCGTTTATGGCGTAGCCCAAAGCCGCCCGGACGGCTACGGACGCGGCGATTGCGCCCATGCCAGACAGGCCGAGGAACGTAAACGCCCCGACCCCGCCAGCAGAAACCACCGCGCTGATTGTTGAGGCAATCGCCAAGGAAATTGGGTCAGCCGCCGCAAATGTTGGCGTGATGACTGCCGCCAACGCCACGAAAAAGAAAAGCCGCGCCATCATGTCACTGTCCAATAACGGTCGAATACAGTGAGAGGCACAACCTGCACCCCGGCCTCCTGCGTCACGAACGCCGCCATTCCGGCGACCACAACACCGAACGCGAAACGCAAGGCGCTACCGTCTGCCGAACGCCCGACAAGCGCTCCGTGGCGCGGGTGCAGCGTCATTTCCCGATGCCACCTCGCGTCGGCGGCGGCGACCGGCCCACCTTCCACCTTGCGTAACGCCACCGCAGTCGCCACTGCCCCTTTCAGGTCTTTATATGTCCCGAGCCACTCACGAAACGGGTGTGCCCCGGTATGGGCCGCGATAGCCGCATCAGCGAATGCAATGCAATCACGCTCGCCCCAAACGAACGGCTTGCCTATCTCCCCGCGGACGTATTCTGTAAGGGCGTCCGTCATGTCGGCCCCCAATCGAACGTCTCCGTTTGCAGCCTGGTCACGAATTCAAACGCCAAGTCGCCGGGAAAGCGTGCTTGTTGATCGTTGTCGGTGTAGCGCCGCAATCTCGGGCGCTCCAAGTCGATCATCTTGTTTTCAACGCTAAGTGAAATCGTAGATGTTTCCGGCCCTTCGTCTATCTGCATCTGGTCCATGAACCCGGTGAACAGGTCGAACATGTTAGCCACGCCTTCGTAGCTGACATCAAGTAGCGTCCCGGCCCCGTCCAGTTCCAGGTATTCCGTATCGCTCACCTTTAGGTAAGACCCCGACGACAGTCCTTCCCCGATCAGGCCGAACTTTATATTGCACGTCCGGCCTTGGTAATCCTCTGAAACTGCTAGATTTATCAGCGCTGACGGAATCCCGCTCAACGTCAGGGTAGCACCACGGGCCGCAATGTCGGTGCTCTCCTGGACCTCGGAAATCTGCATCAGATTGCCGGTGCCAGTGTACGTTACGCCGTCATAAACAAGATCGCCAGTCCCCGTCCAGAAGTACAATTCGTTAGGGCTATCAAACAGTAACTGCACGGCAAAAAACGGATAGATGCGGGCCTGCTCCGCAGCGTGTGTAATCTCCGACGAAATACCACGGCTCATCCTATGGCCTCCACCACTGTAAACGACATGCCGTAATTGGCCGACGCCGTTTCATCCCACAGCACACTATTGCTATTCAGCCTCCATTGCCCGAGTGTTGACGAAACAACGACTGTGGCGTTATTTGCGGGCGATGACCGCAAGTCCGGCCAAATATCCAACGTCACGTTGCCGCTGCCGTCTGAATCGGCATCGGCCATAACCATATGCAATGTCGTCGTGCCCGCCGAGCCGAGTTGGATGTAGTCCCCGGCCTTCAACCAGCCCGTTTGCGAAGCTGTGGCCCCGTCAAGAATAAGCTCATCACCAGATTGGTTTGCGCCGTTCACCAGCGGCGTGCCGCCAGCCGATCCTCGCGGCGTTGCCGCAAGCGGGTCACCCATCAAAAACGTCCCGCTGTACCCCTTCAATGAAACAAGCCACCCGATCCACGCCCGCGCGTCGGCGTGGCCCATGGGCGGCAAGAATATGTCAGCCTCCCACCGTTGGCCCGCGTGCGCAACGGATTGTTGTTTGTAAGTGAAAGGTGATTGGGTTAGCGTGTTGGCGTTGACTTGCCGGAAGGTCACACTGTGCGGGCCGATATGGGTGGGGAACGTGAGCGGGTACGATATAGCCATCAGAACGCCTTTCCGAACGCGCCGCCGCGCCGTTTTTCCGACAAGACAGCGGCCTTTGTGCTTTCAGCTATTCGCGGCATGAGCGCTATTACTTCGGCCCTGACGGTGCTCTGAACGCCGGTTGACACGTTGATCGTCTGGTTAACGACAACACCCCCCCCGCCGCCTATTTCGTGGTTTGGCACAACCGTGCCGCTCCGCGACGGAACAAACAATTCCGGCCCCCGTTCCCCGACTATATATGCGTGGCCAGACTGAGCGTACCCGCCGTCCGCAAACGCCCCGGAAATGCCGCGCATGATCAACCCGACCAGCCCGGACCCCTCACCGCTGGAAGCGTCGAACGACCCAACAAGCTGTTGAACGACAAGAATGCGGTAGAGTTCCTTGACCACTGCGAGCGCCATATCCCTAAAAGCCTCCTTGGCGGTCTTGGTCCCTTCTACCATCGCCATGAACGCGCTTTCCATGCTGTTCTGGATGTTGTCGGCAACCGTTTGCAGTGTTCTGGCGCTTTCTGCCGTCGTTTGGAATTCTTCCGCCGCCAGGGCAAGCAGCGCGTTATATTCCTCTTGGCTTTCGATCAACCCCGAAGCAAGCGCCGCGTCCAACGTTTTCACCGCCTTCTCGTAGTCCCGCGTGGCCTTCCATACCGGGTCAAGCGCGCCGCGCAACCGCTCGTATTCGTTGGCCAACGTATCAACAGCCGAGCGTCCTGAACTTCTGCGGCGATCTTGAACAGGGGCAATCTCAACAGGCATACTGAATAATTGGTCTTCACCGATAATCGTGCTTGTCCTGGTGTACGAAGAAATGTTGCGCGCAAGATTTGCCACTTCTGCCGACGCGCGGCTGAATGCCTCTGTTACCTCTTCGCCCGCACCCGCGAGGGTATAGGCGTTAATGATGGCATCGTTCAGGCCCTTGACAAATTCAAGCTGCTCCTGGTTCAGACTGCCGCCTTCGCCAACCACCCGGACGAATGCGTCCCGCAAGCGTTCCATGGCCTGCGCCTGCTCTACCGGCCCATCTGCAAGCGCCATAGCGTCGAAGTACGAAACAAGTTGCCGGGCTTCTTCGCCAGCAATGCCAAGCGACTTTGAAAGGCTTGCTGCCTTGCCAATGGCCCCGCCGAACAGCATTGACCCAACCGACCACGCCGTCGCCATCTCGTTAAGGCTGTCGATGGTATTCTTCAGTTCTAGATTGGCCAGCTGCAAATCAAACATGGCTTGCGCCTCAACGGCGCGCATGACCTCATCCGCGAGGTCGCCATACCGTTCCACCAACTTTGCCACCGCGCCGTCAGAGACTTGCCGCAGCGTTGTCTCTAACTGCCCGACCGCGCCATCCAGTTCGTCAACATCCTCGCGGAACCCTTCGACCGCGCTTGACCCGCCGCCCAACGCCGAAATCAGACCCGGCAGCGCAATGCCCGCGACAAGTCCAATGGCGGTCCCTATCGTGCCGAACGCAAGGCCGATGTCTGGAAGCTGGATCGCCAGCGCTCGAAAGAAGTTGCCGCCCGCCATAGTCTGCTGGCCAACTTGCGACAATTGCATCGACAACATGCGCATACTGTTGCCGGATGTGAGCGCCGTTCGGCCCAACTTGGACAGAGCCCCGGCGCTTGTCGTCGCGGCGCGGCCTGACACGGCCATACCCTTGCCGACCATTCCGACCGCACTTGTTGCGCGGTTGGCTTGGTCCGCGACGCCTTCCAATGCGCTTTCCGCTTGCGCGGCACCGGCGACAAGGGGGCGCGGGTTAAGTTCAAGGATCAGTTCTGCCAAGGTAGTCCCTTTCAGCGCGGTCCAACGCGCCAACCATGCGCACAAGCCGCTGCTTTTGCACCGGGCACGTCATGCCCAACCAAGCACAATACGCCGCTATCTCCGTGAACGGTATCGGCCCGACCGCCATCCCGATTTGGCGCGACCCGCGAAGCGCGTTGTATGCTGACCACATAAACAGGTTATCAGGCAAAACGCGGTTTGCCAGTTCCGGCGCGCCCTTGGCCTCAAGGTATTCTGTGTCGGCGGCGCTGTATCGCAGCGACCACAAGAGCGCGTCTATCAGTTTTTTTCCGTGGCCTTGTCTGCCTCGACATAGAAGGCGGCCACATCTTCCACGAACCGGGCGAAATCAAGGAATGCGTCGCTGATCGCCGGGATGCGAGTCGCGGCAAGGGCCATGAACCTTTCCTTGTCGCACACCATCGGCCTGCCGCCGTCCTGAATATTCGTCGCCCAATCAACTACACATGCGTCGTAGATTGCGGAAAACCTGTGCTCGCCGTACTTTCGCTTGTTCGCGTCGGACGCTGCTGCGTATTCGGAACGGTCCTTCATTTTTTCTGCAAGGCCGAGTTGGTCGGCCTGCCGCGCCAAGTCCGCCTGGTCAATCAGCGCAAGATATTTCGGGTTTACGTAACCACCGGGCCTGCAAGTGATCGTTATGCAAGCGGCTTCCCCTTCGGGTGCCAGGTAGGATAGTTCGTCCGGCAGCGTCCTAGTAAAAGTGCGGTCTGTTATTGTCGGCTGGTTTAGTTTCATTGTGCCCTCGGTCAAAAGTGCGGGCGGGCTGACCGAGTGCCCGCCCGCTGATGCGCATCAATCCTTCGCGGCCTTCGCCGCAAGTTCGGGCTTCTCGGCCAAGCCCAACTCCTTCGCCTCGGCTTCGGTGATTTTGTCGCCCGGGCGAAACGTCTTAGGCACGCCTTTGACGATGCCTGTGAATTTGCGGCGCGCTATCATGCCACCGCCCTCGTGATCTTCACTACGCAGTCCTCAGTGGTCGCGTCGTATTGCGGGTTGATAACAACTTCCTGAATGGCGTTCGCCCCGGAAAAGTCCAAGTTGCCGGAAGCGAACGCGCATTGCGGAAACTCCAACGTGTATTTTGAACCGGAAACAGACCCGAGAGGGAATGTAACCGAAAACGCGGTGTGGTTGGCGCGCGCGGCATTGTAGATCGCAAGAAAGTTGCTTTCGACGTATATTCTGGCGGTGATGACTGGCAAAAATGCGCCCCTGGCAATCCCGCAAAGGTCATTCGATGCTAGTTTTGGTTGGTCTTCCCTGCCTTCGAAGGCGAATTGGATTTCCGCCCGCGCCATGCAATCCAGCGTGTAGCCGTTGAATACGACTGTCCCGACATCAACCCCCGACGCGAGCGGCGTTACATTCGTTGGGTCAGAATAGGACGCGCCAGTGATTGCCGTGGTCGCGGCCGCGTCCGAGCCCATCCCGCGCAGATCGAGCGAATAGCCTATTTCCTCGCGCGATGCGAGCACCAACGAGCCGCCGACCGCCTGCACGCCGCGATAGCGCATCATGGTGCTGGTGCCGCCAACACCCGCCGGTATTGTGTTCTCAATAGCCACGGTCTTGACAGTCTTGCCGTCCTTCAGGACGTTCGTAGCCCACGCGCCTTGCAGCAGCGTCTCAAGGATGGGGTCAAGGTTGCCATAAACCAGCTTACCGCCCATCGTCCCGGATACGGTTATTCCGCCCACCGCTTGCCCTGACCGCGCACCGAGCGCGGGCAATGTGCGTTGCTCGATAATTTCAGGCGTGGCCGTTATGAGCGCCGCGTCCGCCAGCGTGGTGAAGCCCGGTGTTGCCGGTATTGTGCCAGCCGTGGTTTCGGCCACATAGGCCGAACGAAGCTGGGATGATGCGGAACCAGTCATGGTTGCCCCCTTATTTGAAGCCGTAGCGCACGAACGGCGCGTTTAGCGTGGTGATCAGAAACGGCGCGTCATGCGTCGCCCCAGCGATGTACGGGTGCTGATTTTGCGGCGAGAAACGCACGAATGCGTCAGCCGGGTCGGTGATCGCAACACCCGCGTTATCAATCACCGCATTTGTCAAAAAGCCCTGGATCGTCTCGACGTAGCCGCGCCACGTTTGCGAACCCTTCCCGCCCTCCGTGAACACTTGGACCTGCAGAACCCCGATATGGTCTATGCGGTCAAGGGCGCGGCCAATCGAGCCTTGGAGAACGGCCCCGCTCTGAATAGTGAGCCGCAGGGAGTTAATGGCTGGTTCGAACAAATGGCCGTCCATTCCGACCGGCGTTGCCCCACCCCACTGCGCGACGAAAAACGTTTCAATCGCCTTCCGTTCAAGTTGGTATGTCATACCTTGGTCCCGTCAAAAATGGCGCTGATCTCGGCCACCGTAAGCGCCACCATACCGCCCGGGGCTTGTGCAGAGTGGCCGTTTTCTAACGCCTCAGCATACGGCAGGTTGTTCTGGACGAACACGGACGGGTAAAGGCCGTCCGCCCCGTACCCGGGCATTGCGGCAAGGCCCCGCTCCACGGTCGCCCCGCCGCCAGCGTCTACCGTCTCAACCACCCCAGCCTGCGGCGCCCCTACGGAAAGCATCCAGTTTCCCCGGAACCTGCCGCCGACATACCCCGCCGGGGCGGGGCGCTTCCACAATGTCGGGTTGCCGACGGGCGACTTCTCAACCACGCGCCGCAAGGCTTCCCCGGCTACCCGCGCGACCATGATGCCGATGTCACCCTGCTTTTCGGCCCACTCCCGTTTTAGCTCGACCTCGAACATCTTCGCGCTCATCGCTATACTTCCCGCGCCACGGCGTAAAACAGCGCGCCAGCCCCGGCTATGTCTTGCACGGCGCGGACAACATACTCAACGCTGTTGATTGTCACGGCATTTCCTTCTGCGAGCGAAGTGACGCCTTCCACCAAAAGCAGTTGGTCCCCCGGCCCTACCTGGTAGTCTGGGAAAATATCCCTGACGGGCCTTTCGTTTGCAAAAACGGCCCGGCCTGTTTCCTCGCTGTCCGTCTCGGAATATGCCCCGGTGGCCGCGTTATACGCCCCCTGCGCCGTAGTCGTCACCGTGGCCGCATGAACGGCATCGGTTATGTCGTCTGCCACGGCGTCAAATGCCGCGTCGGCAATATCGGCAACGGTTGTCATCCACGCACCATCGCCGCCGCAGAGGCGAGCCGCCGCCCGTATGGCGCAAGCAAGCCCTCAATCGCAACTATACGCGGCGTCTCCCGCGTCGTCGCATATTCGGTTTCTGTTTCGACAGGCCCGGCCTTCGACCGCTTGCGCCCCACAGCCCCGTTCGTAACCGTGGCAAACGGGTTTAGCCCACCCTGGATCAAGTAGGCCAGCTCCATCTGCGCGTCCTTGACCGCCTGCGGGATTGTATCGCTATCAATCACGTAGCCGTCCACCAGAACATTGGATATGCGCGGCCAGTCGAGCGCCTGCGTGGACGCCACCCGGATTCCCACCCACACATAATTGGCGTCCAAATACACCGTAGCCTTGCGCAGATTGATTTCGTTTGCCGCATCTGTCCCTGCGAGGGTCCAGCCCAGAGCGGTTGCGCGGGCGGTGTAATCCGCAAGCGTCGCGTAAGAATCCGACGATGCGCCGCCAACTGTGGTTGTGAGCGCCATTGGGGCTACTTTCTGGCCTTGGGCGAAGCCTGTTTCGGCTCATCCCACAAGACATGAACCTTGGCATCAAAATCACTTTCGTTGATTTCGACAGGCCCGTTCTTTGTCTTGATCGTTACCGTCTTGCAAGTGTCAACCATTTTTCGTTCCTCTCAAAGTGGCTTAACAAGGGGCGCGGCGAACCGCGCCCCCGCCTTAAGCCGCCTTAACCGAGAAGCAGGGCGATGTGCTCAGGCTTCCACGCCTTCACGCCATACAGCGCGTCGACCGCGATCATGGCCTTCTTCCGCCCCTTATAGACAGAGATGCTGAATGCCAGACCGGAGTGCGGGTCTTGCACAACCATCATATCCTCCGCTGCGTCGCCGCCAAGCGGGTCGGCAGGCGCGCGCATGGCGAGTTCCACAGCGGAGCGCGCGAACGCAAGGTTGTCGCTGTGGGTCGCGACCACGGTGATTGCCTTGGTCGCCGCCGACATGGCAACCCGCAGTCCGGGCTCTTGCAGGACAATCGTGCCGCCGCCGGACACATCCGCGTCACCCGTGACGACAACGTATTTGTTGGTGTCGCCCGCAAAGGTGATCACGTCGCCCGCGAGAATCGTCCCGGTTCCAGCCGAGGCAAGCGTGATCGTGGTGGCGCCGACAGCATAGCCCGCGTTGTCGGTTGTGGCAGACGCGGCGGTCCCCGCCGTGTGTGTCCCGAGTTGCCCGCTTTCACGAACCGGCATACCTGCCAGATCGAGAAGCACGCCTTGGCGAAGCATCGAATCGGTGCCAGCCGCGTTGACCGCCGATTGCTTGCCCAAGAAGTTCGCGCCGGAGGTAGTGTTGATAACAAGCTGGTTATCGAACGCCCCGGCCCCGTTGTCCTTGAGAATGCGCAAGACGTTGGACGCGTCGGTGTAGTCGTTCGCAGTCCCGAACGGGGTAGTGGCTGCGGTGCCATAGGCACGCGAAGCCGCCGCGCGGGCCGCTACCACAAGGTCGCCTTCAATGGCATTGACGTGGGCGCGAAACGCCTGCGCGATCATGTTGCCATAGATGGTTTCGTAACCGGCACCGTTATTTACGCTCTTGATACCTTCGCCAGTCCACGGGATTTCAACCGTTTCCATGGTTGAAAGCGTCATGGTCTTGTTGGCGACGGTCTGCCCGGTGCCTTCCGGGATCGTCATTGCCGGGGTTAGGGTCGTGGGCGAGACGCTGGGGGCGAATGCGGCGCGAACCGTGTCACCCTTTGCAGCCGCTTCCGAGCCGCTGTTGAAAGTAACTGCCGGGATCATCCCGACAAGCTCGCGCCCGACGCGATCTGCGGCGGTGTAGATGTCCGCCGCCAAGTCGGTGAGAGTATGTTCAGCCATGTGTTTAGCTCCTGATTAGGCGGTCATCCTGAAACCCTGCCGCCGTCCTTGATGAAAGCCGCCCGCGCTACATGGTCCATATTGTCCCACTCTGCCCGGGTGGCTGTTTTGGGTGGCGTCCCGCCGTTTGCACCAGGCTGCTTCCCGCCGCCCGGTTTGCCGCCGTCGCGAACCGCATAAGGCTTCGCGGCGGCAAGTTCCTTGGCGAGATCGGCCAAGGTCGCTCCGTGGTCGGCACCGCTGCCGATCATCGGTTTTCCATCCGAAGTCATTACCTTCGGTGTTCCGTCTTCGTTGAATTGCAGCCGCGCCATGGCGGTTGCGGCGATGTCCTCGATAGCCTCGGGGATGAAGCCAGCCTTTGCCAGTTCGGCCTTCATCTCTGCGCCAGCGTATCGGTGCATCATGGCGGTGAGCCGTTTATCGCGGTCCCCCAACTTGGCGTCGTAATCAGCGGCCATGGCGTCCAGCTTTGCCTGCGCATCCTCGGCCACCTTGCCGCCACCCTTCGCCTTTTCTTCAAGCTGGGCGATTTTCGCGGCAATGTCATCCGGCTTGCCGAATTTTGTGTACGCGCCGACGTTTTCGCGCTCTTTCTGCAAGGCCGACTTGAGGCCGGTCAAGTCCTCGGCAGGCATCAGCTTAGCCAAGTCGAGGGTATGCTTGCCCCCGTCTGACTGGATAGCTGCTTTAATGGACTCGGGCACACCCGCGATGTCTGTAAGTTCAACTTTCATTTTTTAGCTTCCCGCTACGGTTTGTGGCGCGTCCCGCGCCGGTTTATGGCCGTGTGGCCGGTGATCATAGGGCGGCAGCGGCCCATGCATCCGCCTCGCGCCGCCTGAGTTCTTCCAGCGTGTACGCCTCGCCTTGCCGGTCAACGAACCTGTCAATTCTCAAGCCGCCGTCCCGAAACAAGCGCGCCTTAGCAACGCCCAAAACATCCTCTTGCACGCTCTCTGGCTGGCGTCTCAGCCATTCCTCATAAGTCACACCCGCCGCAACTTGGCCGTTCATGCTGGCCCGCGTTCCCGGCGCGGCGTCGTCAACATCAACCCCTAGTTCGCGCCAACTCTTGAGAACCGGCGTTGTCGTACTGCGGCAATTCACGTGGGCCGGTGGCCGTGGCCCCTTGCCTACTTCGTACACCTTCCCGTCACGGCTGGCGCATATCAACGTTGTCCGGCTGTCCAATGTGCTAACCCACTGGATACCCTTGAGAATGTCCCGGTTGGCCTCATAATATGCGTTGCGGGCAGCGTTGGCGGTGTGGTTGACCGCTGTTTGCACCGCCGCAGCGGCGTGCCGCCTGTTTACATCAAGTATGCCGTCACGGAAGCCGTTCGCCCTGGTGCCGCGAATGTCGCGGATCATCTGGTCAGTTGTGCGCCCCTCTACTATTCCCATGCGGATCGCGTCCCGCATCCTTCGCGCGGCTGCGGCGGTCAACTCCGCAAACCATTCGCGTAATAGCTTGCCTTGAAACGGCCTGCTGTTCACAGCCGCCACCAACTGATCACCGCTGATGCTGGCGTATTCCAGTCTGACCGGGATCACGCGCCGGAATAGCTCGCCTTGGTATTCGCCCTCGTACCGCGCCAATTCGTCAAGGTCTGCTCGCAGCGCGCCCGTGGCGTTTTCGTACGCATCTTCCAGGATGCGCCTGACATCCCGCAACAATGCTTCTTGCCGCCCCCGTGAAATCGCGCTGATGTCCTCGGACAAAAGCCGCTCAACGAGGCGCGCGTCAACACGGCGTAGTAGGGCGACTATCCTGCGCACGGTCGCGCTTGATAGCCTTTGCAGCCCGATTTGATGCCGGGTCAAGGCGTCTGCGATGTCGTCATTCGTCCCCATCTTCACCACCGAACAAGTCGCCGGTTTCGTCTTCTATGCGCTGCGCTTCTTCATCCGGGTCGATGTCGGAACGGATCAAGCCACGCCGCGCCAGTTCGGACAAGAACGTCGCGCGGCTCAATTGGCCGGTGTTGACCGCTGTCAGCATAACTTGCGCCTCTTGCGCCGTCATGGTGCCAGCCCCGAATTCCTTATTAACCGCGACTGTTATTTCCGCGTCCGGCTGGCCATCGTAAGCGGCCATCCACCCCAATGCGCGCTCAAGCGAATCTTGCAGTTGGTCCGCCGTCATCGAAAGCGTGGACGTTTCCTTTTTCGCGTCCAATACCTCACCCGTTGCAGACTGCGCGCCGCCGCGCGCCAGCAAAAGCTGCAAGCCGTGCATCTCCATTTGGAATTCGAGGTCTTTAAGGTCCTGCCGCCCCGCACCGATAGCCGCCCCAGTGTGTTCTACCCATTTCAAGTCGGCGTTATCGCCACTCGACTTGACCGCCTTGGACGTGCTGATGATTATATCATCTTCTTCCGCGAGGCCGCGCGCAAACAGGATTGGCACCCGCGCGACGTGCAGGATATTGCGCTGGTCCGATTGTGATTGCCAATGCGCGATATTCACATCCGCCAAGTCATCCAAGAGCGGCTCGCCAGTAAAAAACCCGGTGCGGTTCGCGTAGAACGGCGTAACCGTGATTTCATCAAGGCCGGTGAACGTTGGCTCCTGGTGTAGCTCCCATGTGTCCCGCTTCGCTTGCTTCCGGTAAATCCTGACTTGCACGCCAGATTCTGTCCGGTCGAGAACACGGACCTGCTCGATGGTGATGTCTGAAAATTCGTCCTCAGGGTCCGGCTCCGTAACGGTTTCGAAAATGCGTATCTGCGACAGGACCGTTACATTATTTACGGTCTCCGTCCGCCACCCAAGAATATCCTCGACCCTCAGGGAGATAAGGTACGGCCGCAAGTTCATATCGCGGGCCTGCGCCCGTGTGGTTGTCTCAGCCCTCGGTGGCGCGTCAACCATTATGAACGATATTCCGGCCCCGGAAAGAGCATCCTTGAACACTTGATCCGCGAAGGTGGACAAATCCCGCCCCGCCAAGTCAATGTTGCCCGCCCACTCCTCGATCTCGCGCGGTGCGGTCACTATTTCAACCGGCTTGTCGAAGACCCTCCCGGCCATGTCCTTGACCGTCTTCCGGTAGCCGTTGAACAGCCACGACAACCCGAGCCGCTCCTTGTATGCCTCCTCCGATTCAGCCGTGAACCTCGGTAGGTACGCAGTGCTGGCCGCGCGCATTGCCCGCGTGCCGCCCATCAAGGCCCGGCCCCTGGCCGCCGCGCTTTCCATTGCGGCGCTGGCGTCCGACCTTTTAGCAACTGATTGCGTCATATTCTGAGTTCCGTCTGTTCGAGGCGGGGCTTCACAATCGGCATTACCCAATGCGCGAAGTAGCCCTCGGCGTCGTTGTGGTGGTCATGCCCGGCTGTTTTGTCCGGCTCGCCGTTCTTATCGTAGACTTGCTGTTCCTGCGCATCTGCGAAGGTTGGGGCGCGGCTATCGTTGACCCAAAGCCGCCTTTTCGAATAGCCCGCGTTTAACGCCAAGATTCTGTCCTTGACGGGCGGGTTGGTGCTTTTTGCCCGCACCGTGAACCCGGCCCCCCTTAGCAACGAAAGGTCACTCTCGCTTGCCTTCACTGTCTTGCGGCTCGACCCGGATGCGTCCGGGTATATGTAAACCGGGTGGCCCGCGTAACGGTCCTTCACGACACTGATAAGGTGCGGCGTATCGCGCAACTTCGCCAATTCCCCCACAACATGCCAGCCCGCCTTGTCGCCGCCGTCATTGACCCCGTTTGGCCGCTCGACATTGATAACAGACGCCATGTTGTCGACGTTGAAGTCCTGCCCGATGTGCAACGCCTCGCCTGGCCTTATTTCCTCATCTGATCTGTTGGCAAGCCGGTCGTAACTGCGGTAAACAGTCCCAGCGACCAAGTTGACAAACTGCCCAAGCAAGTAGGCGTCTACTAACTCCTGTGGGTATGTTTCCATCAGCGACGGAATGTAATCGGGCGGCAGGTTCCCGGAGTTTTCATAGGTGCTGCTTTGCACCATTGAATAACTCTGCTTTGGCTCCTTCTTGAACGTCTGGTAGACGAACTTAAACCCTTCAGGGGTAGTCGTTACCCCCACCCCATTCACAACGCCGGGCACTTCGGCGCGCAGCCGCGCGATGATCTTGCGCCACGCATCCGTTGCCTTCGCGACCGGCAGGATATCTATTTCGTCAACCAGCGCGCGGGCAATCTTGAAGCCGACTATCGAGCCGGGATCGTCCATGGATCGGCAAATTATCGTGCCGTACCAGGCGCGGCCCCGGTACAGATGCACCTCCTTGTCGCCGCTGCGCACAACCACCCTGAAGCCGAGCATCTCACCGACTTCCTGAATAGTCGGCCAGAATGTATCCCGTATATCCCTATAGGTCGGCGCGAAGTATCCCTGCCTTTGTTTCGGGTGCTGGCCCGCGAATAACATCAGGTCAACGCAGCCGATGAACGTCTTCCCCGAGCCGAAGCCGCCGACGAACGCCCGGAATTTCGTGTTCAGACCAGCGAGGAATATCCCTTGGGGGGCGCTAGTCGCTAGATCGTGTGACAAGCACGTCACCGACCGGATCGCGGCTGTTGATATTCACCGTCAATGAAACGGCGTCGTCATCCTCACCGCGCCCCGCCTCATACATGCCAAGGTGCTTGGCTATCTTGTCCAACGCCGCTAGCTTATCGTGCATCCTGATCGTCACGCGCCCCGGCCCGTCAAACGATGCCCACGAGATCGCGGCTACCTGCTCCTCCGTGGCCCCCGAGAGGTCCGCGACATACTCACCGCTATCATTCACCTTGAGAAAGTGCCAGATGTTCGCGAACCCGACTTTCGCGAGTTCATTCAGCACCTTGTCTTGCGTGATTTCAGTTCGCTTGGACATTCTGGCCCTGGCGTCGGCTATTTTCGCCTGGATTTCTGGTTTCTTCAATTGTTCGAAACCCTGCGAATAAGCTGTCTTTTCGCTATACCCAGCCGCCTTTGCGGCGCGCGTAGCGTTGAAGTCGACCAGGTATTCTTCAACGAACCGTTCCTGCTTTGGGCTGAGCTTCTTCTTTGCTGTTCCTGCCATCCTCGACTTCCCGTCTAATGATGTTCTTTATCGCGCATCCCGCGCACAAAAAAAGGCGCCACCAATACCGGCGCGCCCCTTGCGATGATATTAATTTACACCCATTAGGCTTCCGCGTCAACCGGCCTACAGCCCGAGAGCGTCCGCCACCTTTTCCAAGCCTTCCGATAGCCGCGCCATGTGCCGCCCCAATGACCTCCCCCGCGCCCCGGCCATCTGCCCGGCTGGGCGGTTATCTATCACCACGTGGTCAATGACGGGCTTTGCGGATAGCGGCACATGCCGGTAAATGGCGTGGAATTTCGAAAGCCGGTCCGCCTGTATTGCTATGGCTGCATCCGGCTTCGTGGTGCTGTCTACCTTTACCTTGCGTATCGCTGGCTGGCTGCGTTGGGTGCGTTCCCACGCGCCTTGCAGCATCGTCGCCGCGTTGTACTGCCTTGCTGTTAGTTTGCCCTTGTTTCTGTAGACCTCGGCCCACGATACCCTGCGCGCGCGCTTTACCCCGTTCGGGTTTTCCTTCTT